GCCCGCCGATACTTAAACCCTTGTGAGGGTGAGCGGGGCTTTTTTGACCAGCTTTTAGACAACGGCGCAAAGCTGGAGGATTTTATAGAAATCGTGTCAGACCTCACAGCCGATAACGGCCAACGTAACTATGGCACGGCCACAGACCTTATAGCCCTTTTGTCTTGTGATATGTACAGGCATTACCGTGAGATTTTGCCGCCCGTAGATAAATGGTACTGGACACTTACACCGTGGGGGTGTGATTCCTATTCCAATTCCCACTTTGCCTGCATTATCTATTCGAGCAACGTTATCAGTTTTACCAATACTTGGAGTGACGATCTTGGATTGCGCCCGCTTTGTAAGCTGGAATCTGAAATCTTTGTATCTACGGAAAGCACAGGGGCAGCAGGGTTTAACGAATTGGCCGCCGCTATCCACAAAAACGCCGTTGATCATGGGTGGTGGAATGAGGATCGGAGCTTGCCAGAAATTTTAATGTTATGCGTTTCGGAGCTTTCGGAAGCTCTGGAGGAATACCGAAACGGCTATAAAATCCACGAATTGCGCTATACAGACGGAATGACAAAGCCGCAAGGCATAGGGATAGAGCTTGCAGACTGCATTATCCGTATTCTTGACTTTTGCGGCAAAGAAGATATAGACATTGAGGAATTTATCAGAGTTAAGCACGAATACAACAAAACCCGCTCTTACAGGCACGACGGGAAAAAGTGCTAACAAAAAGCGAAGCCGCCGCTATTTGCGAGATAGCGGCGGCGAGCTTGCTTAATATGAGTGGCATTTAGCTAACACCAATATTATGCCACTTCCGACAGGGAAAAGCAAGCCTTTTTTGCAAAAAAAATGAGCAATTCGGCGGCTTTTCCGTCCTTGTAATAAGTATTAACAAGTCAACGACGCCTAAAGGAGTGGTGAGAAAATGAATAATTTAGCTATGTGTGTACAGCCGTCTTGTCCGTCTCTTTTCCAGATGCTAGAGGGCATTAAAAGTCAATTCGAAATTAACTCTCATTATGCCAACATGGTTAGCCATGATATGAGAGGGTGAGGGGGTTAGATTATGCCGTACACAGTAAAACGCTATGAGGAACTTTTCATAGATCAGCAACTTAGCCTTGATGACTACCTAGAGAGCCTAAGAGATAAAGACATTCTAAAATATCACACGCAATTTATCAAAAGCGGCTCTATGTTGGAAATTATGGTTTATCCAGTCTGGAAAACAAGCAAGGCGAAAGCAGAAGCCGCCGCCCCGAAGCCCAGCCGCCAAGAGCAGGTAAACCTTAACCACGCAAACGCCCAGAAAAGAGCGGTTAGGCTTATGAACACCAATTTTACACATAAAGACGTGTGGGCTACATTCACCTATGATGATGAGCATTTGCCGCAAGACGATAAGGAAGCCCAGCGCAACATACAAAACTATATTAGACGCTTGCGGGCTTATATCCAGAAAAACGGCCTACCAGAGCTTAAATATATGTACGTGACAGAGTGCAGGGCAGAAGATGGGGAAATGGGGCGGGTACACCACCATATTGTTATGAATTTCCGTGATCGGGATATGGCAGAAGCCATTTGGGATAAAGGGGGCAGAAAGCACACACGCCGCCTACAGCCCGATGACTACGGCCTAGAGGGGTTAGCCCGCTACATAACAAAAGAGAAAGCAGACACGCCGAGCCGCAAGCACTCAAAGAAATTCGCCACAAGCCAAAACCTTGACAAGCCAGCTATGGCAAAGCAAGAGAACCTTATCAGAAAGCGCAAGGCGGCGGCCATTGATTTAGACCGAAACAGCGCACAGGGCATTTTTGAGGAAATAGCCAAGAAAACGCTAAAACAGGGCTATACGTTTCTTGATATGGAAGTCAAGCATAGTCGCTATGTGAGCGGGGTTTATCTGCATGTACGCATGAAAGAAGCACCGAGAGCCAAAAAACGGGGGACGAGGGCATGAAGATCGGACTAATTGACGTGGACGGCCACAACTTCCCTAACCTTCCCTTAATGAAGTTAGCGGCATACCACAGGCGGCGGGGCGATGAGGTTGAATTTTGGCAACCGCTCTTTAGATATGACGTTGTTTATAAAAGCAAGGTTTTTACATTCACGCCAGATATGGCCTATATGCCTATGGCCGATGCGATTTATTACGGCGGCACGGGCTACAAGCCCCCAGGCCTATTAGAGCGGCAACGGGATAAGGAAATACAACACGCATATATAAGCGAATTGCCGCCAGAGGTAGAGCGGATAACTCCAGACTACAGCCTATACCCGCAATATAGCGAAGCATACGGCTTTTTAACACGGGGTTGCCCTAGAAATTGCTCTTTTTGTATTGTCACACAAAAAGAAGGTTGCGCTTCTAAGAGGGTTGCGGATTTAAGGGAGTTTTGGACGGGGCAAAAAACCATAAAGCTATTAGACCCTAACTTATTAGCTTGTATGGAGCGTGAGCGGGTACTAAAACAGCTTGCAGATAGCGGCGCATGGGTTGACTTCACGCAGGGGCTAGACATTCGCTTAATTGATAAAGACGTTATAGAGCTTCTTAACAGGGTGAAAGTCAAAATACATCATTTTGCATGGGATAACCCCGCCGAGGATTTAACCCCGCAATTTACCTTTTTCGCTGAACACACAAACATAAAAGACCACAGGCGGCGGGGCGTTTATGTGCTAACGAATTTCACCAGCACACACGCCGAGGATTTAGCTAGGGTGTACACCTTGCGTGATTTAGGATTTGATCCGTATGTAATGATTTTTGACAAAGAAACCGCACCGCAAGAAACAAGGTACTTGCAACGATGGGTAAACAATAAGCGAATTTTTAAGACGGTTAGGACATTCAAAGAATACGACAACAAACGGGGGTGAGTAAGATATTTGTTGACATTCATAAAACTAGCCAAAAGTACAGCATTATCTACGCTGATCCGCCGTGGCGTTACTCTGATAAAGGATCGGCGGGAGCGGCTGAAAACCATTACAGCACCATGAGCATAAAGGATATTTGCGCCCTGCCCGTGGCCGATATAACCGCCGATGATTGCGTGCTTTTCCTCTGGACTACTTACCCGATGCTACAAGAAGCCATGACGCTTATAGCGGCGTGGGGGTTTAAGTACAAGTCAATAGGCTTTCAATGGCTTAAACTCAATCGGGGCGGCAAGGGCTACTTTTTCGGGCTAGGCCGCTGGACTAGAGGAAATACAGAGCCATGCTTAATAGCCATTAAGGGCAAGCCTTGCAGATATGTACAGAGCCAGAGCATAAGCCAGATTATAGAGCATCCAGTAATGCGCCACAGCGCAAAGCCGCCGCTTGCGCGTGAGAAAATCATAGAGCTTATGGGTGATATACCACGGATAGAACTTTTTGCCCGTGAGGGGGCGGCGGGATGGGATTGTTGGGGAAATGAAGCACCAGAAACCAATATACCAGCACCAGAGCCGCCAAAACGCAAAGACACAAGCGGGCAATTAAGTTTATTTGAAATTTAAGGGGTGAGAGCGTGAAGCTATTTTTTGAAATTTTAGCAGAGATTATAAAGGCATTGCCCGCCCTGCTTATTGAGCGGATGGACGAAACGACTAGACAGCTACAGGCTAAAGCAATGATAGGCCGCCGCTTCTGGTACGTTACAGACTTTTGGGAAACCTTCTGCATCATTCCCGTTTTGGTAGTAGACAGGAATAGCAAGGGGGAGCTTATGACAGTTTGGGAGCTAGGCGATGGCTTAACGCACAGTTATAACAACATAGACCCAGCCGAGCTATACAGGAAGCGGGCAGACGCAGAAAAAGAAGCCCGCCGCCGAAACAAATATAACAGAATGGAGCGGGTGAGAGAATGAGCAAAAACAAGTTGATGCCGCCGAGTGAGAGCAACGAACAAATAGCCCTCTTTCAATGGGTGAGCTATCAGCTAAAGCGATACCCAGAGCTAGAGCTACTTTACCACATACCGAACGGCGGCCACAGATACGCAACCACGGCAAAGCGGCTAAAGGCCGAGGGTGTTAAAGCGGGCGTACCAGATTTATGCTTACCCGTTGCACGGGGCGGCTACTACGGGCTTTATATCGAAATGAAAGCGGGCAAAAACAAGCCCACAGATTATCAAGGGAAGTGGCAAAGGCTCTTGCGGAAAACGGCTATTTAACCACCATATGCCACGGATGGGAAGCGGCGGCGCAAGTATTAACAAAATATCTTGAAGGGGGAAATACACAGCCATGAAAAACACTATTGAGGTAAATTTACAAAGTGAAATCTTTGCGGAGTTTAGAGAAAATCTAAACAAAGCTATACTTTCTTGCCTTACGGAAATTCACGCTAAGAGATTTAGCGGCGGGGAAATCGGCGCAAAGATTAGCATTGAATTTGAAAACGGCGTAGAGGTTTACGCCGCAGGGGTTGACGAAAACGGCAAAGCAAAAAACGAAGCACATCACTACTTAAAGCCTGTTATAGAACACAAGGTTACTTTGACGCTAAAGAAGCGGGCAGAAGCTAAAGGCTCTTACATGGAAGATTTAGAGCTAAAGCAAGATGATGAGCGTTTTATACTGACAGAGCCGAAACGGGCGCAAATGTCAATAGAGGAAATAGGTAAACAGGAAGGGGGCGATGACTAATGGCCGATCCTCACGCTCACGAATTTCTTGACGGCAAAATAGTAGTTTTTATTTGTTCGCCGTTCAAGGGTGACACGGCGGTAAATATCAAAAAAGCTAAAAAGTATTGCAAGATGGCGTTAGAGAGCGGCTTTATACCATATGCGCCGCATACAGCACTTAACGGCGTTTTAAACGATAACAAACAGGCCGAGCGGGAAACAGCTTTAATTATTAGCTCTGAAATGGTTAAGCGTTGCGATATCCTTTGGGTATTTGGTGACACCATAACCGAGGGCATGAAGCGGGAAATTGAAGCGGCCAGCGATCATAGAATACCGATCCGCTTCATTGGGGGAGCGGCGGCCAGCACCGAGCCGGACACGGTAGAAACGTGGATAGAGCGGGAACTAAGCCGAGAGCGTTATAACTGCTTCATTGACGATTTAGTTAAGGAAAATGACCACGACCATCCAACTTATGAGGAATGGCGGCGGGATATAGAACCAGACGTTATTAAAGAAGCAAAGGAAAAAAAGAGTAAGGGGGAATTATCTTGAAAACAGCTAAAGCCACTCTAGGCATGAAGGGAGCCATAAACACTACTACAGCTTACGAGCTTTCACGGCTTGCAGAGGATAAGCAAAAGGAAACTCTAGCCGATTTACAGGGCGGCGGGAAGCCGAGCCGACCCAAACAGAGCCGCCGCTACTTCCCCTGCCCGTTTTGTGGTTGCACAGAGATAGTGCTAGTGAACTACACAACAAATTACCGTTATGAGTGTACAAATGGAGCTTGCGGGGTGCAAATGGGTGACGCACCAAACCTACAAGCGGCCATATCCAGATGGAATAAGCGGGCGCACACAGGGGGCGGCTCTAGTGTTTAAGAAAGAAGTAGGTTTGTGTTAAGTGGAAAAAATAGGCATGGAGGGGCACATTATGGACATGAAAGACCTAGAGGAATACAGATGGCTTAAAAATGAGGTTATCCAGATTAACGAGAGCCTTAACAGGCTACTTAATAATCAAAATGCCCTTGTTTTTGACACCGTTAAAGGCTCTAGCCATGATGCGCCGTATCAAGAGCGGATCATAGTCATACAGGGGCTTAGTCAGAAGTACGCCGCAACATACACAAAGCGGAAACGGGGGCTAGAGGATCGTTTGAGCCGTTGTATAGACAAAATAGCGGAAATAGACGATTTTATCAAAACCGTGCGCCGCTCTGATATGCGCCAGATAATAGAATATCGCTTTGTACAGGGCTTGAAGTGGAAAACGGTATCTAAGCGGGTGTATGGCCACGCAAGCGAAACAACGGCTTTAATGGCTCTGAAACGATATTTAGAGAATTTGCAAGCAAAGGGGTAAAAGTGTTAAGTAAGTTAGTTTCCTCATGTGCTATAATGCTATTATGGAGTTTTGCGTAAACAACTACCACGCCTTGCGGCCACCACGCCGCAGGGCTTCTATATTTTGGGAATCGGAGGTAATAAACATGGGTATAACGCTTTTATTGCACCTACCGGGCGGGGAGCTTCCCTTTATGGAATACACCACGATGGACATATCCCGCCGTGATAGCGATTTTCACATTAACACAACAAACGACAAACAAGACCTTGCTTTTAACGCCTTTTTTGACCAAATACAAGGGCTTTTAGAGGGCAAAAAGACTTTTTCTATAACAATTCAAGCGGAAAAAGCGCAAGCGGCCTTTGACGGCATGGCGGTAGATTACCACTTAAACACCGGGATCGAAGTCCTACACTTTGGCAAGCCGATTGAGCAAACGGAAGAAAATGTAGAGCAATGAAAAGTTGGGCGGAAGATTTTTATTATAGCAAATCTTGGAGAGTTTGCAGGGAAAATTATAAAAAATCACAACAGGGAATATGTGAGCGTTGCGGGGGTGTAGCCAAGGTTATACACCATAAAATACACCTCACGCCGGATAATATAAATGACCCTAGTGTTGCCCTTGCCATTGCCAACTTGGAAGCCCTTTGCCAAGATTGCCACAACCGGGAACACCACGGCGGGAATGCGCCGGACTTGGGCTACACCTTCACCGAGGACGGGGAGATCGAGTACGCCCCCCATTTTCGCGGCGGCGTGTGACGCTCCAGCACCGAGCCGAAAGTATAATTTTTGACTGCCATACGCGCATGGGGGTGTGGTGTACCCGGCCAGCCGTCAAAAAATGGAAGCGGCGGGCGGCACAATTCGACAGCCGGAGGGCTGTAATTTTTTGAAAAGGAGGGCGGACTTATGGCGATAAAAAAGGAGTACACCAAAGAAGAAAAAATTAAGCGTGAGATAACCCGACTTGGTAAAGTTTTCAAAACCTTAGATAAAAATAAACTTGCTACAGTCCAGTCCCTCATAAAAATAGCGGCGTTTAACGCTGTGAGCCTTGACGAGTTACAGGAAATTATTAACCAGGACGGGTACACGCACGAATATAAGAACGGCGCAAACCAGTACGGCATAAAACAGAGCGCGGAAGCGGAATTACACATACAAATGACCCGCAACCAAACCACCATTATTAAGCAGTTGGCCGATCTTTGCCCGCCTATGGCCGATGCTAATAATGAGCTTGCGGCTTTGAGGAAAAAGTATGGCAAATAACTACATTTACGAGTATCACGCGAAAATACAGGCCGGGGAAATCACAGCGGGCAAGTGGATCAAGGCCATTTATGAAATTATTGTTACCGGGCTGGAAAATGACGTATACCGATTTGACGCTATGCAAGTGGAATTAGCCATAGAGTTTATAGAGAACTTTTGCCACCATTGCGAGGGGCGCGATGACCTCTTAAAGCTGGAGATTTGGCAAAAGTCCGCCGTGTCTGCTATTTTTGGCATTGTAGACGAGGACGGTATACGGGTATTCCGGGAAGTTTTCATAATAGTAGCCCGTAAAAATGGTAAAAGCCTTTTTGCAAGCGCAATTATCGCATATATGGCATACATGGACGGGGAACACGGCGCAAAAATCTATTGTCTAGCTCCAAAATTAGGCCAAGCGCGGATAGTGTTTGATAATTTTTACAAAATGCTGGAAAAGAAAAAGGTACTACTGGATATGTCGCATAAGCGGCGTAGTGATATATACGTGTCCGAAACTAACACAAGTATAGAGCCTTTGCCATTTACTTCTAAGAAATCAGACGGGTATAACCCTCACTTAGTTGTTAATGACGAGATAGCAAGCTGGGCGGGGGAAAGTGGGCTTAAACAGTATGAGGTTATGAAGTCCGCACTGGGAGCGCGGCGGCAACCTTTTATCTTGAACATTTCCACGGCTGGATATGAGGACGATGGTATATTTGACGAGCTTTACACGCGCTCAACAGCATTTCTAAAGGGAACTAGCCCGGAGCGGCGGCTACTTCCTTTGCTGTATATGATTGACGAGGACGATGTAGGGGATAACTGGCATAGCTTGGAAGCCCTTAAAAAGTCTAACCCAAACATAGGGGTATCAGTATCAGAAGAATTTTACCGGGAAGAAATCATAATAGCTAAAAACAGCCTATCAAAAAAGGCGGAATTTTTAACAAAATATTGCAACATTAAGCAAAACAGCGCAACGGCATGGCTAGACCGGGCGGACGTGGAGCGGGCAAGCATTGAAGGGCTAACGCTAGAGGACTTCCGGGGCTGTTATGCCGTGGGCGGCATTGATTTAAGCCAAACGGTAGACCTCACCGCCGCAAGTATCCTTATTGAGCGCGGCAGAAAGCTATACAGCTTTTGTCAATTCTTCTTACCAGCTAACAGGCTGGAGCGGGGGCAACAGGTAGACAAAGTAACCTATGACATATTTGTTAAAAAGGGCATTGTCACTTTGAGCGGGGAGAACTATGTAAACTACAAAGACGTTTTGCAATGGTTTATAGCCTTGCGGGAAAATTACGACATGTATATCTTGAAAGTAGGCTATGACCGCTACAGCGCACAATACCTTGTAGACGATATGGAGGATCACGGCTTCCGCATGGACGATGTACACCAAGGGGAAAATTTAACGCCCATTATAAGGGAATTTGAAGGGATTATAAAAGACGGAAACCTTCTTATACCCGGCAATAATCTTTTGCGGGCGCACTTCCTTAACGTGGCCTTAAAACAAAATGCGGAAACGCGCCGCATACGCCCGGTTAAAATTGAACAACGGGCGCGGATAGACGGATTTGTATCTGTTATAGACGCTATGACCGTCCGAATGAAACACTACGCAGAAATAGGGGACTATCTAAAAAATGAGGACTAGGAAGGGGGGGTTAAGGCGTGGGCTTATTCGATGCCATTTTTGGAAACAGGGTTAAGCGGGAAGTAGAAGCGGAAGTACAAAACTTTTTCCAAGCGTTTACCGCCTATTCTCCAGTATATACGACCTTTGAGGGCGGGCTTTACGAAATGGAGCTAACACGGGGGGTAATTAACCGCTTTGCTACCGCTTGCAGTAAGCTAAAGCCGGAAATAAAGGGATCGGCTTACAGCAATTTGCAAAACACTCTACAATACCGCCCAAACCCCTTTATGAATACAAATCAATTTATTTACCGCATTGCTACCATCTTGGAGGTAAATAATAACGCCTTTATTGTACCGATTGAGGACGATTACGGCGCAATAACGGGGTATTACCCTTTGCTACCAGCGAATTGTGAGGTTATAGACGTGGGCGGCGTTGCCTACTTGCGCTACACCTTTAACAGCGGGAAGCGGGCGGCTATTGAGCTTGAAAAAGTGGGGGTATTAACACAATTCCAATACAAGGATGATTTTTTTGGATCGGATAATTCAGCTTTGCGGCCAACTATGCAAGTCATACACGCCCAAAACCAAGGCATTGTAAACGGCTTAAAAAATTCCGCCGCGATCCGCTTCCTTGCCAAGATCGGCCATGCAGTTAAGCAAAAGGACATAGACGAAGCGCGAGAAAAATTCACGGCGGCAAATTTGAGCGTAGAGAACCAAGACGGGGTTGTGGTTTACGATGCCAAGTTTGAGGACGTAAAACCCATAGACAGCAAGCCGCTAAACGTGCTTCCGGCGCAAATGAAGCAGATACAAGAAAACGTATTTAATTATTTTGGATCGAATGAAGCCATACTCCAAAATAAATTTGATGAGGACGGATGGCAAGCATTTTACCAAGGGAAAATAGAGCCTTTTGCCGTCCAGCTATCCCTTGCAATGTCAACTATGACATTTACCAGCCGGGAACTTGCATTTAATAATAAAATCGTTTTCGCTATGAATCATTTACATTATGCAAGCAACAAGACACGGCTACAAATGGCTACACAAATGTTTGACCGGGGGCTTATGAATCGTAACATGATAATGGATATGTGGAACTTGCCCCACGTTGAGGACGGGGACAAATTCTATATACGCAAGGAATACAGCCAAATTGATAAGCTCCATGATAACCCGGACGATGAGGGCGGAAACGATCCAATACCAGAGCCGGAAGTACAAGTAGGAGGGACTGGAGATGCCTAAAACAAAGGAAAGGGAATACCGCTATTATTCACCGCTTGCGGCTACCACCGAAAAGAAGCGGATGGAGAGTAATTTTTATGTAGAGGGCTATGCCACAACCTTTAACCGCTACAAACTCTTTGAGATAAACGGGCGGGAATATTTTGAGGAAATAGCCCCGGACGCTTTGATCGGCGCGGATATGTCAGATGTCATTATGCAATATGACCACCAAGGCCGGGTATTAGCTCGTCAATCAAATGGGACGCTAGGAATAGAAGTCAACAGCAATGGGCTTTTTATTTTTGCGGACTTATCCAGCACCGATGCCGCGCAAGCCCTCTATAACGACATTAGTAAGGGTTTAGTTACTAAAATGTCTTGGGCTTTTACCATTGCAGAGGAAACCTTTAACGACAGTACAAGCACATGGACAATAAAGAAAATACGCAAAGTGTATGACGTATCAGCCGTAAGCATACCAGCCAACGGCGATACTGATATATCAGCCCGTGGGATCGAGCGTAGGAGTTACGCTTTGAACCAGCAGGAGCGGCTAGGGCTAAAAGTAAAGTTACTTCAACTAAAATTAAAACTGGAGGTATAGCCATGAATAAAAGGTTACAGGAAATCGAAGCCCGGAAAGCCGAAATAAACAAGCTCATTGAGCGAGGCGAAATCACCGGGGAAGAATTGGACGCGCTCATAAAAGAAGTTGACGGGCTTAACGCCGAACTCAATGAAGCGCGGGAACTCCAAGAAAAGGCCGTAAAATTGCGCAGCGCAGTAGCGGAAGGGTGCGGCGAGGGAAGCCCCGCAAGCGTTCTTAGCCGTATGGTCGTAAATGACAAAAAGGCGGACGAAACGGACGATGACCCATACGCTACTATGGCATACCGCAAAGCATTTATGAGCCATGTTTTGCGCGGCGTTCCTATGCCCGTTGAGTACCGCGCCGGGGACGTTACCCATACAACAGACGTAGGATCGGTTATTCCTACCCCCGTGCTTAACCAAATCATTCAGAAAATGGAAAGCACGGGCATGATCTTACCACTTATTACCCGAAAAGCACACCGGGGCGGTTTAGTTATTCCTACTTCCGCCGTTAAGCCTGTAGCTTCATGGGTTGCGGAAGGGGCGGGCAGTCCTACACAGAAAAAGCCCACCGGGGAAATACTATTTGCTTATCATAAGTTACGTTGCGCCGTAGCCGTTACGCTGGAGGTTGGTACTATGGCCTTGAACGTGTTTGAAGCTACTCTCATAAGTGACGTAGTAGAAGCAATGGTAAAGGGCATGGAGGAAGCTATCATAAACGGATCGGGCGTAGGCCAGCCAAAAGGCATATTAGCGGAAGCCCCGGCCACCGGGCAAATGCTGGAGATACAAACGCCCTCTTACCAAGACCTTGTAGAAGCCTTTGCCGCTGTACCCGCCGCCTATGAGGGTAATATACGTTGGTGTATGACTAAGAAAACATTTATGTCATACTTTGGCCTTTTGGACAACGTAGGCCAGCCCGTAGGCCGGGTAGATCACGGCATAAGCAACAGGCCGGAGCGTTTACTTTTGGGCATCCCCGTGGTTATTTGTGACTACTTGCCATCTTACAGCGCGGCAATGTCAGCGGGTACACCGTTCGCCTTTTTGTTTAATTTCCGTGATTATGTGTTAAATACTAACCTTAACATGGGTATTAAGCGGCGCGAAAATTGGGAAACCGATGACATGGAAACCAAGGCGGTAATGCTTGTAGACGGCAAAACCGTAGATAAAAACTCACTTGTATTGCTTGTGAAGTCAGCATAGGGGGGTGATCCCTATGCTGGATGCCGTGAGGTTATCTTTACGCAAAACGGGTAACGAGTTTGACACGGAAATACAGGACATTATAGAAGCCTGTAAGATTGACCTAAGAATAGCGGGTATTGTCAAGATAGAGGACGATGACCCGCTTATCTTACGGGTTGTAACTCTTTACGCTAAAGGGCATTTTGGCTTTGCTGATATGGGAACAAAATACCTTGAAGCATACGAAGCCCTTAAAGTGTCCTTAACTTTGGCGGGTGATTACAATGCTTGACGATGGAATACTCACTATTTACAAGAAAATAGTAACGGATGACAACCGGGGCGCATTAGACAATACGCCGCTTGAAAAAGTGGGGACGGCATTTTATGGAGAGATCAGCTTTGCGGCTAATGAGTATTACCTTGCCAAACAGGCGGAAACGGCCATAGAAAAGCGCGTACAAATACACCAAGACAAAAGCATAGGTAATAATCACGTCATTGTTATAGGGGCTACTCAATACGATGTTGGCCGGACGTTTTCAACCGTTAAAAAGGGCGTAGCCATTACGGAAATTACGCTGGAAAGGGTGACGCGGAAATATGACATTGAAGGAATTTAGGGACATTCTCAAAGAAGCGGGCATACCAGTAGCGCACTATAAAACCCAGCTTACGGAATATCCCTATATTATCTTCCGTGAGTACGGGGACACCTACCAACATGCAAGCGGTAACGCTTGGAGGGAATTAACGGGCGTAGTAGTTGACCATTACACTAAAACGGAATGGGATGACACCGTTGACAAACTCAAAAAAGCACTACTAAAACGAAAAATAAATTTTACTACCGTTGTTATATGGTATGAGGATGATGAGGTTATACAAACTCAATTTGACCTTACCATAGCGCGGGAAATGGAGGTTTAAGGCATGAAACTGATTATAAGTCAATGCGGCCAGCAGTTATTTACTTGCGGGGATTGCCAAGTATACAGCATTGCGACAATGGAAGTACCGGGGGCAAACGGGGGCAAGCGCGTAGGCGTTCCGCCCGTTTATTCCGTGGGCGTGGGCGGGATCAGCTTTGGGATGTTTGCCGACAAAGAGCAGGCTTCAAGCGCCCTAAAGGGCATCGCTGAATTTTTAGGCGGCAAAAATACCAGCTTCACTATACCGCCTTGCGCTTCCGCTTCCGAGCCGGAAGCCCCGGAGGGTGAAGCCCCGGAAGCTGGAGCGGCCACAGAGCCGGATGGGAACACCGAGCCGGAAGCCCCGGAGGGTGAAGCCCCGGAAGCTGGAGCGGCCACAGAGCCGGATGGGAACACCGAGCCGGAAGCCCCGGACGCTGGAGCGGAAGCGGATAAGTCCGCCAAGAAAACTACAAAAAAGTAGAGGGGGCGGCGGGTTATGGCAAACAGTAACGGCTTAGAGGAATTAGCCGGGGACTTAGAGCGCATAGCTGGGAAGGTAACGGATCGGCGCGTCATTAAAAAAGTCTTAGAAGCCGGGGCAAAGCCTATAGTTGATCGCGCACAGCGCACCATGAAACAGCATAGGCGGACGGGGACGCTTGATCAAGGCATTGTAACAGCCTTTAACGAGCGTACCGAAAAACAAGAAATAGGCCATAACAGCCGCGCCTTTTATGGCCGCTTCTATGAGGGCGGTTACAGGCCGATTACAGGAAACCGCAAGCGCATAGGCGGGCGATGGCGTTGGAAAAATAAGCGGCCATCGGGAAGGACTATACAGCGGGCGCATATCCGACCAGCCTTTAGCGCGGAGCGCAACACAGTAGCCCGCCGTATGATTGAAACATACCAAAATGAGATAGGAGGATCATAACATGGCGAGAACAATAGAATTTGTTAAGCCGGAATACGAAGTTACCATAGGATCGGCTTATTTTTGCCTTATCAAAGAACGGGATAACCAGCAAATAACCTATGAAGATACCGTGCTGGAAGTCCCGGTAATTAAAACCCTTGGCCTTACCCGTACCGTGTCGGAGTTGGAAGTATACGCCAGCGGCATACTCTTTGACTACCTTAACCGTACAGCCGGGGCAAGTGTAGCCCTCACCGCCGTAACGCTTCCGCCCGATCTACTTGCGGAAATTGAAGGATCGGCAAAAAAAGAGGGATTCACCTTTAACCGCACAAATGACATAGAGCGTGAGTTTGCCTTTGGGTACTGGGGCGAAAATTCAGACGGGAGCTTTATGTATTACTGGCATCCCGTTTGCAAACTCACGCCCACCGAGGAAACGCACCAAACGCGAACGGCGGAAATAGCAGACCCGGAGCGCAATTACGCCGTGAGGGTAATACCCTATAACAACCTTTGGCGGACGCGCTACAGCACCAAAACAGACAAGGAAGCGGGCTATGAACCCATTGAAAAAGAGGTATTTTTCCTTGATCCGATTTACAAAGAGGATCAAATACCAGACAGAACGCCAGTAGACCTGCCCGTAGACCCGTAAGCAAACCGCAAGCAAAAACTTAAAAGCCCGCTATAAGCCATTAAATGAGCTTGTAGTGGGCTATCTATGTTATGGAGGGTTATAAGTTTGAAATTTGAATTAAAACGGCTAGAGCCTGTTTATATTGAGATATGCGGCCAAGAATACCCCGCCCGCCTAACCAACAAAGCGGTAAAGGAAATTTTGGAGCTTTGGAAGGTAGAATACTTTGAAATGTTTGATCGCTTTGCAAGCGAGGGGCTTAAAACGGACGAAATACACGACATTTTATATATCGTGCTTAAATGCGGCGGCGTGGAAATAGAGCGGGAAGTATTTGAGGAATTGGATCACGATCCGCTTTTTATCTCCAGCGCAACCGCTAAAATTCTTGAACTCTTTGACCGTACCCAAAAGGTTGAAAGCGTCTTAGAGGAAGAAAAAGACCCGGAGGACGATAAAAAAAAGCCGAAAGCGGCGGAATAGCCGCCAAAGATATTGACTGGTTTTATCACATTCACTTTGCAATGACTAAACTAGGCTGGACTTATGATCAATTCATGGACAGCACTTTTTATTTTTATATAGGCGTTGTCCAGCAATGGCTTTTAGCCAACGGCGCAAAACGCCGGGAAGCTCCAGCGGACAATACAGAGCGGAAGCTATTAACTTTTGACCAGTTACCCGATGGGTACTGGTAAAGGGCGGGGGTGGCACTTTGGCAAATGCTGAAACTATCAGACATGCGGCTTTAGACTTAGCCATAAACGGGGCGGCGGAATTTAAGCAAAGCATGGGTGAAATAAACCGCGCACTTAAAGCAAGCCAAGCCGAATTAAATAAGGTTACTTCCGCATACGCCAAGAATGAGCAAAACGTAGAAACCCTCACAGCACAAAAAACCCACCTTAATAACGCTATAGAGCTTAACCGGGCGGAACAGGCGCGGCTTAATGAGGAACTACAGCGGGCTACAGAGCAATACGGCGAAAACTCACGGGAAGCGCAAGTTTTGGCTACCAAGTTGGCAAATGCGGAAGCCAAGGGAAACGGGCTACAGCGTCAATTAGACGATGTTACAACCTCTTTGGAGGAACAGGAGCGGGCTTTACGGGGGCTTCCTTGGACTGAACTAGGGCAAAAAATGGAAGCGGCGGGCGCGAAAATGCAAGCCGTAGGGGATCGGATGCAAAAAGTAGGTAAGGGGCTATCCCTTGCGGTAACAGCCCCTATACTTGCCATAGGCGCGGCGGCAATAGCTGTAGGCGCGGACTTTGATAACTCCATGAGTACGATCCAAGCCCGTACAGGAATGACGGCGGAAGAAACCGCAAAACTTGGCGCGGCTTTTCGTGAAATGGGCGTAAATGGTAATTATTCCGCCCGTGAAATAGCCGCCGCTTTTGCGGGCATTGCTGTAGCGGGGCAAGACGTAGAACACAGCACGGAAATAATGAGAACGTCAATGGTATTAGCCGCCGCCGTGGGGGATGACTTAGGCGCAACAGCTTACTTTTTGGGTAATTACCTCTTAAAAGCAGGCAAGGATGCCAGCTATGCAGAGCAGTATATCAATCAATTTGCGGCAACAAACCAAAAGACCGGGATAGGGCTTGCAACATTGCAAAATTACCTATTCCGCGCAAACGTGACATTACAGGCCACAAACATAAGCGGTGCGGAAGCATCTGCAATGTTTGGAGCTTTATACCAAGCGGGCGTAAGAGGGGCGCAAGCATACAGCGGCGTAGAAGCCGCTACACGCGCTTTATTGAACCCTACCGATGACATGATAGCGGCACTTGATAAGCTAGGAATAGCGCGGGAATACGATAACGGGCAACTTAGGGACGGCATACCCTTCCTCATGGACGTAGCTGCCGCACTTTCAGAACTGGAGGGCGGATATTTAGCCTATTACAGTAATGTACTTGGGGCTACACAGGCGGGCGCGGCGTTCCTTGGCGGCATTGTTGACGTAAAAGACAATTTACCGGACATGATCGCGGATATACAGGAAGCCGGGGAAGCCTTGGACGGTACAGGTCGCGCTTTTGAAATGGCCGCGATCCAACAAGAGGGCTTTACCGCAACAATGAACCGCATAAGAAACACGCTGGAGAGCGTCAAGCTACAAATTGCGGATCATATTTTGCCTACCGTGGAGCGTTTTGTAGAGGGTACAGCCCGCCTTGTAGAGCGTTTTGCTTCACTTGATGAGGGCACGCAGCGCACAATAATAAAATTTGCGGGTATAGCCGCCGCCATCGGCCCCGCTTTAATTGTCAAAGGTAAGCTCATATCCACCGTTGGTAAAGTGACAACCGCATACGGGAAAGCGGCCACAGCCATAGGCGCGGCGGGCGGGGCGCAAGCGGCATTAACCGCAAAACTACCGCTAGGGACAAAAGCTATAGCCGCCTACAGCGTAGCAAACGCCGCCTTACTCAAAAACATTGCGGCAGTAAAGGCCGGGACTACCTCTTTTACAGCGGCTTTTAGTTTGAAAAAAACGGCGATGACGGGATTTACAGCCGTGTCAAAGCTAGTAACCGGGGGGCTTGCGGCAGTAAAAGCGGGCTTTATCAAGTTAAAAGCCGTTATGCTTGCAAATCCTTTAGGGCTTGTTGTGGCCGGGGTTGCGGCTTTAGCGGCGGGAATCGCGGCTTTAATTATCCGGGTAAACCGGGTAAGCGAAGCGTACCAAGAGATGGGAGAGGAAACCGACCGCCTTATAGCGCGGCAAAACCAGTTAGCGGATGCTTCCGCAAGCGCGGCGGAACAATTCCAGCAAAACACCGCGCAAATGCAGGATCACAATAAACATGTAAACGAAATGGCGGAAGCTGTAGAGCGGCTTGCCAACCAGCAAGAGCTTACAGCCGGGGAAATGCAAATATTGGAGCGGTATATATCCGAGCTTAACAAAAGTGTACCGGGCTTGGCCTTGGCGTTTGATGATTATACCGGGGCTTTGAATATGAGCGTAGACGCGCTTAACGCTTATATACGCGCCGCCGAAAAACGCGCCGCCCTTGATGCGAAAATAGAGGAACGGATGCGGCTGGAGCGGGAAGCTATAGAGCTTCAAAGGGAATGGAAAAGCGTAACGGAACAACGGGAAGCCTTAGAGGAAAAGCTAAACGATGGCAGTAACCGCCGCCGCGCTGATCGCAGGGCTTTAGAGGAACAAATACAAGAGCTTATAGCCGCCGAGTGGGGTTATCATGATGCACATGCGGCCAACTTGGAAATGCAAGCCGCTTTAACTTATGGCATAGAAACCTACTCACAGGCTTTAGCGGACTTGGAGCGGCAACAACAGGACACAGCGCAAGCCGCCTATGATATAGCGGAAGCTATGGACGGAACGGCGGACGCTGTAGACAACGCTTCCGCCGCTATGGAGCGGCACGGGATCACTATGGAGGAATGGGAAAAAGCGCAACAGGACGCGCTTGCCCGTATTAACCAATCCTATGAGCGGTATTACGCTATAGCGGCAAACGCCTTTAGAACCGTAGAGGAATCCGCCGCCGTGTCTATACAGTCCATGACGCAAAACTTACAGGACAACGCCCGCGCTGTAGAGGAATGGAGCAAAAATATAGCAATCCTTGTAGAGCGGGGCGTAGATGAGGGGCTTATACAGCAACTTAGGGATGGCGGCGTGGAAATGGCCGCAACAGTCCGGGAACTGGTAAACGCTTCCGATGACGAACTGGACGCGCTTAACGATGCCTTTGAGGAATCTACACGGGTTGCCCTTGAAAGTATGCAGAGGGAACTTGATCCCACGGGCGTAGCTCAATCAGCCGGGGAGCTTATAGACAAAGTAGCGGACGCTATTTTATCTAATCAAAGCATGGAGGAAGCCTTAGTAAACCAAATCAATACCGCTTTTGATTCTCTAAGCGATGCCGTTGCTACCGTTGGCTTTGATGAAGCGGGCGTAAACGCTGTAGAGGGCTTCACGGGCGGAATTGACAGTATGCAGGGGGACGTAACACAGGCCGGAACTGACACCGGGGAAAACTACCTTGACGGCTTAAAGAGTGGGCTAGAAAGTAATTCACCGAGCCGCGCAACACAAAGAGAGGGCGTAAACGCCGGGGAAGGGCTTATAAAGGGTACAAGGGACGTAGAGCAAAGAGTAGTTGACACAGCCAAAGACTTAGCCCGCGCCTTTATACGGGGTATAGCAAGCACAATAGATCAAAGCCCGGACGTTGACAACTCCATACGCCGCCAAGTAGAGGACATGCGGCGCATAGCCGATGCCGCTGTTATGAGCGCACACTTCGACAGCGTAGGGCTGGAAATGGCAAACGGCGTAGCCCGTGGAATACAGGGCGGCGGCGGCATTGTTTCAAACGCCGCTCAAAACATGATCAATAATGCTTTATCCGCTATGAGAGCGGCGGCGGCTATTTCCTCACCTTCCCGGAAGTCTATGGAGATTGCGGACAGGATAGGAGATGGCTTAATTATCCGCATGAAAGCCAAGGGTAAAGAGCTTGTAGAGGTATGCAAGGCCATTACTGATAAAGTTATGGAGAGCCTTTACGTTGACCCATCGGAGCTTATAAATAGCTCCAAAAGCATTATTGATAACATGCAAAACACCTTACCAACAGTACAAAGCCATATACACAAAGTTACCAGCCCACAGCCGCCCGCGCCGCCGCAAGGCAAGCAAGCATCGGGCGGCATACTCATAACGGGTAATCAGTTTGTTATCCGTGAGGAAAGCGACATAACAAAAGTAGCAAAAGAGGTTATGAAGCTCATAAACGAAAAAGTAGAAGATGAGGGATGGGACGGGGGTGTAGTTTTGGTATGATTGGTTTTTTCTTTGTAAACAGGCATAGCCGGGAATTTTCCGATGTGGTTATGCAACGCGCCGGGAGGGGGCTTTTGCCCTCTTTGCGGCGCAATGATTACGAAATATCCGGGCGGGACGGGACTGTAGACTTTGGCGGGGAAACGAACGACACAAGGCAAATACCCGTTGAAATAACCATATTAAGCAAAAATGAGGAAGCCTTACAGGAATTAGCCCACGATGTAGCCTTTTGGTTACGGGGCAAGGGGCTTCTATTCTTTGACGATAACCCGCGCAGGGCATGGGACGCAGTTATATATGATGCCGTGGACGTTGACGAACTCATAACCGCAAAGCGGGCTACTGTAGTGTTTGAGTGTCAACCGTTCGCAAAGGATATAAATTTTCGGCAAAGTATTAACCCCGGCATACCAAGCGGGCTTATTGTGGACATTTTCAGCAACGGGACACAGCCAACGCCTACAAGTATTTTTATTTTGCGAAATACGGGCAATGTAGCCGTAAATAATGTAACCATAACAAGGAGGGCATTACACCGATGAAAGCGACTAATTATCTTGAAGCGGCGATCCTCAATCACTTTTTTAGGAACACGCCGCAAACTCCAGCCGCCCAACTTTTTGTAAGGCTGTACATTTCAGACCCTACCGATGAGGACGTAGGGACGGAAATAACAGGCGGCGGCTATGTACCGCAAATAGTGGCATTTACAGCCCCGGTACAAGTAGACAGACCAAGCCCGGACACCGGGACAAGGGCGCAAATTTCCAACAATGCAGAAATACGCTTCCCCGTTGCTACAAGTGATTGGGGTACTATATCCCATTTTGGAATTGCAACAGCGGCCACAGGCGGCCAGCTTTTAGCTCATGCGCCTGTACCAGTCCCGAAAATCATAGAGAACGGGGACGAAGCAAAATTTAACGTAGGGACACTCACTATATCAATGGATTAAGGACAAAGGGGGCGGCGGGCTATGTTTAACCGACAGCCTTTTAACAGAGGTAAATTTAACCGATCCGCCGTGGCCGCTAATAGCGTCCTATTATACGGCGATGCAGGGCTGGAGCTTGAAGCGGCGGGCAAACTAAACGTATCAAACACGTTTAAGGGCAACGCCGCTTTGGAGCTATCAGCAACGGGCAAAGTAACCTATTCCGCTAACCTCAAAGGCTATGCGGATTTATTTTTATTTGCGGGCGGCCAAGTGACAAGATCGCGGACATTCGAGGGCTATGCCGATCTAAACCTTACAGCGGACGGTAATTTAATACGCGCAAGGATTATAAGCGGCGATGCCCTCTTAATGCTTACCGTTGACAATGAGGGTTTTAATACCTTCCGCTATGAGCAAATCAGCTTACCGGGGCTTGTGGTAAGGCAGGGCGATGAGCTTATTATAGACATGGAAAACATGACCATTACCATGAACGGGGTAAACGTCATGCGCTTTTTAAGCCGTGATAGTGAATTTTTCCGGCTTAACCCCGGAAACAATGAGATCACCTATGAAAGCACCGTAGCGGCGGGGCGCGTTGACCTTAGAATACTTTGGAAAGATGCTTGGATTTAAGGGGGTGAAACTTTGGCAAATGCAAATATACCGCAAGTTTTTAACCCAAACATGGAGCGGCTTGCCATGCTGGACAAAGCAACGGCTATAGGGTACAGGGAAGTCTATAACGGGCTTTGGACTGCCCGCTTCACCATGCCCGCCGATGACCCCAAAAACCAGTATTGTAAGAAATTCAACTATATAGAAATCTATGACGGCAAAAAGCGCGTGGGGCTATTCCGCATAATAAAAAGCACCTTCCAACGCGCCGGGGCGCGGGGCTTGATTAACTACAAGTGTGAGCATGTTATTACAACTCTTTTAGATAATGTGCTTTTCAAATTCCATCAAATAGGTAATATAGGCGTATTCACGCCGGAGGTAATTAACTATATTTTGCGCCATCAGACGGTACAAAATTGGCGGCTTGGCCGCTGTGACTTCCGGCATCAGTTTTTGTATAAATGGGAAAGTCAAAACCTTCTCTTTGCGCTTTTTGACATTCCAAAGCCCTTCATGGACGAATGGCATTTTACCTATGATACTACCTCATACCCGTGGACAATTAACTTAGTCCGGGCGGAAACAGATATAGGCTGTGAGCTTAGACGAAGAAAAAATATGCAGGGCGTTACCAAAGAGGAAGATGCAAAAAGCCTTGTAACACGGCTTTACCCTTTAGGTTACGGGGAGGGGGATAACCAGCTAACTATTAGAAGCGTCAATAACGGCGTGGAATTTTTGGACGCTGATACTATACCGCTTTGGGGCGTAAAAGAAAGCATATGGACGGATCGCCGCTTTGAGGATGCCGAAAATATGATGGCCACCGCCCGGAAAATGCTGGAGCGGCTTAAAATGCCCTTTATCAGTTATACCGTTGATTCTATTGACCTTTTCCAGCGGACGCGCCAAGACTTTGACGAGTTTAGGGAAGGGAAGGTAGTAAGGGTAATTGACAGGGAGGACGGCATAGACATTGATACCCGCATAATGGAAATAGATAAGCCGGACGTAACAAGGGCGGACATATCTGTAACCATTGCAAACAAAGACAGGAATGTAGCGGGCAGTATAGCCGCCTTACAAGAGCGGGCGCGGATCAATGACACTTACGCGCAGGGGGCGGAAACGCTCATTATGATCACTTTTGCCGATAATGCCGAGCCGGGTTTTCCGGCTGTTTTTGAGTTTTTCGTACCAGCCGGGATGGTAAATGTCAATGAAGCATTGTTAAGGGTAAGGCTAGAGCCTTACCGGGCATTTTCGCGGGCTATACGGGGCGGCGGGGGTACTACTCAAACCTCCACCAGCGGCGGCGGCGCTTCCACGTCCACGGCGGCGGGCGGGGCTACTACTCAAACCACTACACAGCAAGCAACGCAAACCCCTACAACCTCTACCACAAACCAAGACACGCGCACAACATCAAGCGAAGCCCAGCGAACGCCCACAACTACTACCGGGGGCGTGTCCTCACCGACTACCACGATGGCCAGCATTGTTTTAAGCACAATAAGGCTAACCGGGGCTATTGCAAACAGTCAAGTAACAACGGCGGGCGATCCGCCGCATACTCACCAACATCAGACTATGCCCGTTGTCCCGGAACACGGCCACAGCGTTACAATAGCGGGACACAGCCACCAAGTAACGATACCGAGCCACCAGCACACGGTAACGATGCCCGGCCACAGCCATGCCGTTACCATACCAGCACACGGCCACCAAGTAACGATACCGAGCCACCAGCACACGGTAACAATACCCGATCATAGCCATAACATTACAATCCCGGATCATACTCACGCTATAGAGTTTGGCATATTCCAAGGGGAGCGGGCGGACGGCATAAGCATAAGGGTAGACGGAAACACCGTACCAGTTACCGGTGACCTAAACAATATCAATATAATTCCCTTCTTACGCAGGGACGGGGGCGGGCGCGTAGTCCGCAATGCTTGGCATAGGCTGGAGATCGTACCGAATAGGCAAACGCGCATAAGCGGGGCGGTATTCCTCAATATCTTTACAAATTCAAGAGGGGGTGAAAACCTTTGATTATTCTAGTCCCTATGTATCCGGGGGCGGTAAACAGCCCGGAAACATTCATAACAAACATGATAGACGCAAGCCAAACGGTTATAACCGTGCAAAGCCTAACAGGATGGCCGCCCGCGCCTTTTTTAGTTGTTTTAGGCGGCGGCTTTTCAAATGCTGAAACCATCTTAGTATTAGAAAAAACCTCTAATACCTTGACGGTACAACGGGGCTATCAAGGCATAGCGCAAGCATGGCCGCAAGGAACAACCGCCGCCGTAAACTTCACGGAAGCGCATTACCGGGCTTTAGTGGATAATATTAACGCGCTTAACGCCGGGAAACTTGATGCAACGGCGCTAGCCACAATATTACAAGCCTTGCAGGATCACGCTGATAAAACGGCGGAAGATGAGGTACACGGCTTTAAGATTGAGGACGGCGCACTTCATGTAAAAATTGATGGGGAATGGGTAGAGATTGCCAAAATAAAGCGGGGTACTAATGCCCTTGGAAATGCCTTTTTAGGATCAATACGTTTAGGAGGTATATAAAAATGAGAGGTTTTCCGTATGTACTGCAAACAGGCCAAGACTTATATAATTGCCTTGCTTTGGTAAGGCTTGGCGAACTGCCCGCCGATGAGCTTTTGGCGGAAATTGATCGCATAGAGCGATCAAACTACATTCATGCGCCTGTAAGAAGCCGGGACGGGCGCACCGCTACAGTAGGCTACCTCTATGAAGCATGTATAGGCATGGAAGTAGCAGACAATTTGAGGATCACCGCTATAGAGCATATAGCGGGGGAAGCGGAAGAAAACGCGCCGGAGGGTGAAGCGGTATACCAAGAAACAATACTCACCTTTAACCGAATTGTACCCGCTTCTATTGACGTGATCAGTATTCCCGGCTGTAAATGTGTGCTTGAAAGCATGGGAATCACAAAAGACCAGCTACAGGAAGCGCGGGAAGCAACGGTAGTAGAGGCAGAAGCCAAAGTAGCGGCCTTAACGGAAACGGTAAACGCGAAAACGGCGGCAATATCGGCAAAGGGGGCGTTATTAAATGCTTAGAATATTTGTAGACGATGTAACCGGGACAGACCCGCGATCCCTTCTTAATACGGCGCGGCTATCCGCCCTTGTAGAAGCGGTAACGCCAAGGGATAAGTATTTAGAGTGTAACGGGGACGCTACTGTAGCCGTTGACGCTGATTGTATTTTTAGTGTGGGCGGCTACCTCTTTAAGACCGTGCAAACAACTCTATCCGCCGCAAACTTGGACTTAGGTAGTTTTGTGATAGGAAACGACTATTACATTTACCTTTGCGATCCCGGAAGCCTACAGGACGGGGTAATACGCATTTCCTTAAACTCTACTTTCCCTAACGGCTTTACGGCCAGCAACAGCCGGAAGATCGGCGGCTTCCATTTTGGCATGTGTAGGCGCGTCAATCCTCAAAGCCTTGTACCGATAAACGCCGGGGGAGTTGACAGGGGCGCGGGATGGGAAGGTAATGTATACCTTGGCATTATTCCCCGTTCAGTATGGACGCTAAAACACCGTCCAAACTGTAACCCGGAAGGTATGGTACACCTTAAAGGTACAACGTGGGTAGATATTTATTTGTCCAGCGATAACGGAGCGGGCGGCTTGCGTAGCCGCTACAATGCCGTACCGATGACAGGCACGGAAGGAATGACGCAATACCTCTTTAATGAGCGGGCTTTAGTAGTTGGAAAGCGGCTTATGTCTTACGATGAGTTTTGCCAAGCCGCTTTTGGCAGTCCGCAAGGCGCGGCCAGCGGTAACACTATGGCATGGACAAACGCAAGCGCACGAAACCCGGCAGGGCTTGTAAATAACGCTACAAGCTCAATAGGCTGTAGGGATTGCGTAGGCAATGTATGGGAATGGATGCGGGATATTTTTGAAAACTTTTGGAATCCAACAGCCGGGGCTTGGCATGACGCGATGCCGGGGCAAGACGTAGGCCAGATATGGATGCACAATCCTACAGCGTTGCGGGCGTTGCTTGCGGGCGGCAATTGGAGCGGCTTGGCGCGCGCCGGGGCGCGGGCGGCGGTTGTGAACAATTGGCCGTGGCAAGTCAATGCGGACGTCGGCGTTCGCCTTGCCTGTGACTAATCTGTAATCAGTTATCCGTTTATCTGTTTTGCCCCGCCGAAAGGCGGGGCTATAGATTTTTTTGCATTTTTGGAGGTATGCGAGTGAGAGAAAACCTTACCATACTGGAGAAGCTATACGAGTTTACCCTATACATGTACCCGGTAATTGCCAAGTACCCAAAGTTTGAAAAATTTACGCTTCAAACCCGGACAAAGGACACAATTTTTGACCTCATGGACTGCATAGAGAAAACCAACAAAAGCACAAGCAAAAAGAGCGGTATGTATGATGCTGATATGCTTCTATCCCGCTTGCGGCGGTATATCCGCCTTGCTAAAGACTTGCACTATATCAACATGCACCAGTACGGGGTAATTTCCGGGATGTTGTCAGAGATAGGGAAACTTTTAGGCGGCTGGATCAAGTGGGCTAAAGGTTAAAAAGGTGTCCAAAACTAACACAATGGTTAATAGTTTATCCAGCAAGGCGGCTTTTTGGGGCGTTGCTTGCGGGCGGCAATTGGAACAACTTGGCGCACGCCGGGGCGCGGGCGGCGAATGTGAACAATTGGCCGTGGCAAGTCAATACGAACATCGGCGTTCGCCTTGCCTGTGACTTGAAAAAGTCAGCAATTTTTCAGACGTGGTACTTCACGGAGTACCCGCATAAGACTAATTTCATTAGTCAGAATTATTGACCAGTCCCGGAGCTTTAACCGGGCGAACATACAACAGGGGGCTACTGGTTAGTAGCTCATTATGGAGCGAAGGGCAGGGGCTTTTTATTATGAAACGAGCGGGCAACCTCTTTGAGAAAATATACGAATTTGACAACATACACCGGGCTTATCTCAAAGCACGCCGCTGTAAGCGGTATAGAGGGGAAATATTGAGGTACACGGAACGGCTGGAGGAAAATTTAATAAACATACAAAACCATCTTATATGGCAAAGCTACCAGCCGGGGGAGTACCGCTTCTTTATCGTTACCGAGCCAAAAGAGCGGCAAATACAAGCCCTTCCATTCAATGACAGGGTAGTACAACACGCATTAAACAACGTGATCGAGCCTGTTTTAGAACGGGCTTTTATTTATCACTCTTACGCATGTAGGAAGGGAAAGGGGGCGCATATAGCATCCGAGCATTTAAGCCGTTGGTTATATGACCTTCATGTACAGCACGGGGAAGCGGTATATTGTTTGAAAGCCGATATATCAAAATACTTTCACAGCATCGACCATGACGCGCTAAAGCGCATTATCCGCCGTAAAATCAAATGCAAGCGGACGTTATGGCTAATTGATAAAATCATTGACCATAACGGGCTAGGGACGCACACGGGCATACCAGTAGGCAATTTAACCAGCCAAGTATTTGCAAATGTGTATCTACATGAACTTGACAGCTATGTAAAAGAAACCTTGCGGGAACATTACTACATGCGCTACATGGACGATTTTGTATTACTTTCCCATGATAAAGAGAGCTTGCGGCGTACTTTGGCGGATATTGAGGGCTTCTTATGGGAAACGCTTAAACTAAGGCTTAACCCTAAGACTTATATTTTTAAGGTTAAGCAGGGCGTAGACTTTATAGGCTATCGGCATTGGTGTACTCATAAAAAAGTACGCAAAGGAAGCGTTAAGCGCATACGGAAGAAAATTAAGCGGTTTATAGAGCGTTATGCTACCGGGGCTATAGACTTTCAAACCGTGAATAAGTCTATACAAAGTTGGCTAGGGCATATAAAACACGCTGATACTTTCAATTTACGTAACAAAATATTAAGCAGTATCGTCTTAGTCAGAAGGGAGAACTAAACATGCACGAATATACCGGGATTTATGAAGCGATAATAGAAGCTACAAATAGCGAACTGATATTATTTTTTATCATTATCGCTATAGTTGTGGCTGTGGTAGTAGCCCCTCTTTACATTGCCATGCTCAAAGAGCGCAAACATGCGCGGCAATATGAGCGGGAACGGGATGAGCGGGTACAAGTCCATGAGCGGGAAAACCGCCAACAGATAATTGACGTGGTTAAGGAAAATAGCGCAGTTATAGCTTCCCTTAAAACCACCTTAGACAATAACGGGGCTTCCGTGGGTAAGGCTTTGGAGCGGGTACATACCCGGCTGGACGGCCAAGACAAGGTAATAAGGGAAAACTCCACAGACATAGCGCAGATCAATACAAAGATGTCTAACGTGCTGGATAACCAGCGGGAAATGTCGAGCAAAATCAATAAAATATTTGTAGTAGCGAACGGCGGGACAACGCCGCCGCCAAGGGACGGCGGCGGGGAATAGAAAGGACGATGAGAAATGAACTTTACAATTAAGCAACCTAACCCGGCATTAAACTTTAGAAGCGTACCACAGCGGCGGGCGCGGACAGCGCGGATCATAATTCACCATTACCACCATGAGCGGGCAACGCCACAGGACGTACACAGATGGCACTTAAACAACGGCTGGATCGGCTTTGGTTATAACGGGGCTGTAGACATGGACGGGACTATATGGGAAGGGCGCGGATGGGACAACGTAGGCACTCACACGGGCTACAATAACGGGGACAGTATAGGCATAGCCGTACAAGGGCGTTTTGATGACAATACCCGGCAAATGCCGGACGCGCAATACAACGCGCTTGTATGGCTTATCAAGCACCTTAGAAGCATTTACGGCAATATTGCCATACTAAGACACAGCGATCTTAACGCCACCGCTTGCCCCGGTAGGTTTTTCCCATGGGAAGAACTGTTAAGGCTTCAATATCGCGGCGGCGTAGAAGCAGAGCCGCCGATCCGTACCGTTACACTTGATATTTTGGGGCGCGTAGAGGATATAAGCGGCTACATTGAAAGTGGCGCAACATGGGTAAGGCTAACCGAGATGGGTGCGGCTTTAGGTTTTGAAGTATCTTGGGACGAAACCCGCCGCATACCAGTAGTAATGGCGCCGGATGGGGCGGTATACACACGACAAAGCACCACAAACGCAACAGACCCGCCGCCCACCCGCCATGTTGCTATAGATATTTTAGGCGAAGTACAGCATATAGGCGGCTACTCTGAGAGCGGCGCAACATGGGTAAGACTTACAGAATTTGTTAAGGCTTTGGACTTTGTGGCCGCATGGGACGTGAAACGGAGTATACCAGTTATAAAACCGTCAATACCAACAGAGTACACGGCGCTTACCCTTGACCACGTAGATGAAAAGACCTTGACAGCGGCGGCGGAAGATATAACCCTCTTAAAGACTATTACCCATTGGGAAGCGCGGGGAGAGGACGAAAAAGGGCAAATCTTAGTTGTCAATGTCATTAAAAATCGCCTTAATAGTCCGCGCTTCCCTAACTCCTTGCGTGAGGTTATCTTTGCGCCGGGGGCGTTCACTCCAACACAGCGGGCGGACTTTGACACGGCTTCACCAAACGCCCGGACTGTAGCGGCGGTAAATAGAGCCTTGGAGGGCGCGGACTTTTCGCAGGGGGCTACATTCTTTCATGCTATAAGCCATTTAACACCGGACGCATGGCACGAACGCGCCGCAAGAGAGGGGCGGCTTGTTATCCTCTTTGATCATGGAAACCACCGCTTTTACAGGGAAGCATAGGAGGGCGGCTATATGAATCCTTCACCGTTTTTAGGCGTATACCGCAACATGGCTGGGGAGCTTATAGACATGTTCACCGGGCAAACGGTAACGGCGGATCAGATAATACCAAAAATGACCCCGTTTTTAGGTGTATTCTTTGACGCGCAAGGGAACTTACACGATCTAAGCGAGTTAAGCACCGGAAGCGGCAGCGCGGCTACCACAGCGGCGCAAGTAGCGTATAATAATGCCGCGTCCGGGCTGGCCGCTTCCAGCGTACAGCAAGCGGTAGACGCTTTGGCGGTACTGGCCGCAAGTCTTAACGGGGAAATTGTAAATACAAACAACTCTTTAGCCGCTGAAATATTAGCGCGTGGGGAAGTACAGGCCGCGCTTTTTGCTTTGCAAAACGATGAGCAGGGCGTAGCCCGCGCTATGTGGGGCTGGCAAGACCCGGAAACTGGAGCTATAACGCCGGGGGTATTGACGGGCGCATATGGCAAAGGCCGCATACCTACGGTAGAGGAACAAATAACCGCCCTTTGGGAAGCGAAAAACACCTTAGAAAATAAAATAAATGCGCGTTTGTCAAATGTGAAGCAGGAAGCGTACACGGTAGATATTGACGAGGGCGAGGGCGCGGTAGTTATTCCGGGGACACAGGGGGATGGGCTTATGCGCCTAATTATTAGGCGGCATAGCGATCATGTGTCAGATGTTTATTATGGTATGCTTACCGGGGCTAATAGCGGGAAATCCTACACGGGCGGAACTTACTCAACTACCGACTTTGGGAAGGGATCGCAGATTGTGGACTTATTAAGACCGCTGGGGCAAAATTATGCCCTTAGTATGATGTGGCCTAGCGGGGTGCTTACCTTTGAATCCCCAGACGTTATGGCATGGACGGTTACGGTAATCCGTGAAACAATTACAGAATAACCACGGCATACAAAAAAGCCCCGGAAGCCTTAACAGGCCGCGCCGGGGCTTTTTGTTGTTTCTTTGCTGGGTTACTTGTCATACATAACAATGTCATAAAAAACATTTTCGGATATTATTTCTATATCCAAGCCGGAAAGTTGGAATGTTTCAGCCTTTACGTGCTTGTTACTTTTTCCGCTTTTGCTTTTATTATAATCCGTTACGCCTAAAATTAGGTAGTTTGTTTTTTTGGTTACGTTATCAGCACACTTACCACCAAGATCGACCACTATCTGCATTGCGTCCTTACGGAGCATTTTATCAAGCGTACCCGTGAATACGCATATTTTACCGTATAGGGGATGGCTTTCGTCGAATTCAGTTACAGCGGTATTAATATCTTTAGCAGAAGCTCCACGAGCATTTAGCTTATTTAGGGCTACCAAGTCTATATTGTTTTCTCTAAAGTACGCGCACATATGGTTATATACATCCAGCGTACAGCGACAATCATTTATAGCCCTATGCTTTGGCTTGCTTTCAACCTTAAAATAATCGGCCATATCAGCTAATCTATAACCATCGGCATCCTTAAAGGCATTGCGGGCGATCCGCATTGTGTCTATTAGATTATTGGTAAATGGGATTTTTAAGTATTTAACACAACAGTCATATAAAAAATTAATGTCAAAATGCGTGTTATGCCCTACAACCACATCGTTGCCAATAAATTCTAAAAGGCCGGGTAATGCTGATTCAATCACGGGGGCATCCTTTACCATATCATTAGTAATTCCTGTTAAATCTGTTATAAAGCTACCTATAGGGCTTTTGGGTTTGATAAGCGTGGTATATTCGTTTTCAGCCTTACCAGCAACCACCCGTATAGCACCTATTTCTATTATTTCATCATACATAGGATCAAGCCCTGTAGTTTCAAAATCAAGCACAACAAAACTTTCGGCAAGATCAAGTAGGCTTTTGCCCTTCTCTTCCCTTTTTGGCCTATCCACAGAAGCGGGGGGAAAAGAAACCGTAAGGCTAAGGCCGCCGCCCAACTCTAAAACTTCATTAGCCACCAT